GATAAAAATTTTGGACTTATTTTTGCTAAAGATAAAAATAATCACACTTTAGCAATTAATACAAGTCAAATAAGCACATTTAAATTAGTAAATGATGATAATATTCATCATTTAGTAATATCTTGTGGTGTTACACCTCACCTAATTGAACTTAGAACTGATACTATAAAATCATTAATGTTTAAATTATCAGTTTTTATATTAAATCCTTCAGAGTTTGATTATATGTTTTTCTTAAACGTAAAATCTGAAGAAATCTTTGGTGTTAATTTAGAAAATGAATAATTTAGCATAAAAAGAAGGATATATTCCATATCTTTACTTTTAACTCATTTCGGGAGAGTATAAAATCGGCTACTGACGAGACCGAAACGAAACTTTTGTATAGCTAAATTTAGCACATAAGATGTAACCTTTTTTCATCATTATTAACTAAAAATTAACAAAATGACAAAAATTTTTGATTTATTAATTTGTTTTACCATGTTATTTGGTATAGCAAGTTTATCTCAGAGCAGTTCTTTACCAGAAATTAAACAAATAAGACAAGAAGTAAAGGTAATAAAACAAGACACTGCTTTGAAAGAGAAACCGGTTATTCAACCTAGAAAGGTTAATTTAGTACCAACAGTACAATTAAAAGATATAAATTTTAATTCTTATATGGAACTACCTGTACGTAAAAAATTAACTTCATCTTTGAATGATGATACCGTTAACCCTGATCCTCATGACGCTGGTAATTGGACTGGTTGTGGTTGTGGACAAGGTAATCTTGTTGGAACATACAGAGACGTTAGCGCATGCGCTATGACTCATATGCTAAAAAGACCAGCAACTGTTGAAGATCTTAGAAGTCTTACAGAAGAAGACGTAAAAAGAATATTTAAAAGTTGGTGGGATGACATGAAAATGTATGAAATATCCGATCAAGATGTTGCAAATATTATTTTTCACATTAAGCTACATTTTGGAAATCTTGGAGTAGTACAAAGAGCTTTAAATGTAAAAGATAGTAAAGATTTGATGAGTGTCGTTATCGACAAAAGTAAATCTGATCCTATAGAAGCTTATGCTTTAATTAGGGAAACTCTAAAACAAACTTACATGAATTGTAATCCCAGGTATAGAGTTGGATTCTTACGCTTATTAGATCTAGAATTTCCTGAAAAAAATAAAAGTTATATTTAAAACTAAAGCCTGTCTCAAAAAAGAGATAGGCTTTTTTTATATTTTTCAAATACTAAGTAACATGAATACCTTACAATTAGAAACTGACACTTTTCTTTATTCTTATTTAAATAGATCAGAAAATGATCATGATGTTGAAAAACTGGTTGATGATTGCGTAAATGAATTTGGAGTTGAATATACAGCCAAACTTATTATTTATGCAAGAGATCATCATTTTAATAGGAATAAATGCTTACAGGCTTCATCTTATTTGATTAAAAATCTTAAGAAGGAGAGTTTTGCTAAATTTTTATTTACAAGGAGAATAAACAAACAGGGAGGTTTAATTAATGAAGTAAAAGATATAATTACTATTATTAATTATTACCACGAAAACGAATCAAAAAAGAGAAATAGAGAAGATGTAAAAAATATTCCTTATCCTAACTCAATGAGAAAAGGTTTAAAGTCTGCTCTTGAAAACTTTAAATGGTCAGAATTTGTTGATTATTATAATCATAATTTTGAATCAGGTATAAAACTGAAGGATGTTATAAAATACTTTCATCCTAATCCAAAAAACTCAATAGCTATAGAGAAAATATCTCTTACAGAATATCTAAGTCATCTTAATGATAGAGATAAATATTCTAAAGAGATTGATAAAGCTATAAAAAATTCTGTAAATGATGAGTATGAAATAGATATATTTCACGCTATTCTTTATGATATAATAAAATCTAAAGATAGTTATAATGAAGAAGAACAAGAATTATTTAATAATGGTATTGATTTTGATGTAGAAAATCTAAGATCAGATATACAATCAATAATAATTCAGCCAAATGTATTTTAGTTTATATAAACTACGTAGTTTAATAGAAAGAATACTAAATGTTCTTTGTTTAGTGGGTGAAGGTTCAAATCCTTTCGTAGTTATGAATTTTTACAATCATGTCTGATTTGAAAACTTTAGAAGATTTATTAATCTTTTATAAATCTGAGATATTTGACTCTGATTTAAAAGCTTATTTATCTAATGAATTGGTAGGACTTTATATTATAAATATTTACTATCCTGATTTTCATTTTATTAGTGGATATGATGATACAGGAAATCATTGGACAAAGTATTTAATATACATATTAAAAGGAAATTATCCTTCTTTGTATAAAAATCTTTCAAATAAATTTGATGTAAGTGAAAATCGTTTAGATAATGAACCATTATCATTAATTGAGGAAAGGATTTTAATCGGTATTTGTACAAAGATTCTTAGTTCTGAAGATAAAAAAGTAATAGGTCATAATCTTGCTGATCTTACAAAGTATTTAATCAGTAAAAGAAGTTCTCAAGTTCAAGACGTAACTAAGAAAATAAATAAAATAAAAAATGGATAGATCTTTACGGAGATCTACCCATTAAGAAAGAAAGTACGGAAAACAAACCGATAGCGGAAGAAACAGTACAAAAGTATGTATTATTTTTTCTATATGTTTTTTATCTTTTAAAACATTACACAACAACTTTTGAAATGAGTTTTAAACGCACAGAGTATACTGGAGACGTTTCTTTTGATGATCTTATAGCTCTAAATAAAAAGATACAATTAGGTCTTAAAAATACAAGTTTTACTGATATAGATTATAATAATATACAGATACAAGAAAACTCTAAAGTTTATCTTGTGTCAGGTAATAATATAAGTAAAACTAAATTAAAGAAAATAAGTAAACATTATAAGTTTAATGTAGTAGATAATTCTGATGATGCAGATATATTAATATTTCCTTCTTACGCTTCATTTAAGAGTGAATGGTCAAGTTCTTATTATTTTATTCAACAACAATATAAAGATAAAGAAACTGGCAAAATTTACTATTATGTAAATAGTAGCGATAAGTATAAAAGATGTATTATAATTGATCAAAAATTTAAAAATGTCAGTATTGACATGTTAAGTAAAGTTAAAGATAAAATAATTATGTCTGATTTATATTTTGCTAAGTTACATTATCATTTAGAAAATCCAACTAAAGATAATGTAAATGACTTTAATTACGATGCAGTAAAAGAACTGTTAACCAGCACAGATATTAATAATGTAGAAATAGGACTTACTATATTAAAAGATAAAAATATTGAATGTTTTTTATTTAATATAATATTGATATATTATCTACAAAGAAATATTTCAGCAAGGTTAAGAATAAAAACTGTATTATTTGATAAAATACCATTTTTAAAATCTTTACCAACACCGTCTAATGCATCACTCAGATCATTATATGATCTTAAGTATATAACAGATTTATTAGATAAAAATAATGTCAGTTATAATTTAGATGAAATGTTAAAAGAAATAAAAAATGCTAAATTAAGTAATACTGTTTTATATAAAGATCAAAATAATTTAAATAATTATAATAAACCTTATCTTATATCAGAAGTTATAAATATGGTTCATAATTTAAAGAAAGTAGGTGTAGAAATAACTGATGATCAAATTAAACAATTATTAACAATTAATCGATGACAAAAAAGCAAATCTACAAAACTTTAAATGAAGTTCGTGACGCTCACGCATACAGTAATCTTTTAGAAGTAGTTGAAACTTCTTATCACAGATTTGATAGATTTCAAATACTCTCAAATATTAACTTTCAAATGAAAAAGTATAATATTGAGAAGGTTAAAATTCAAGATAAACTTTAATGTTATATAATGAATATAGACCTAAAGTTTTTGATGATGTTAAAGATCAATCATTTACTATCAAAGTTTTAAAATCGATGATAGAAAAAGATGAAATATCTAATATCATTTTTACTGGTAAACACGGTACAGGTAAAACAACTTTAGCAAGAATTGTTGCTAATGAACTTCAAACATCTAATATAGATATTCATGAAATAGATGCTGCATCTCATAACAGCATAGATGATGTAAGGAGTTTAGTTTTACAATTAAAGATACCTCCTTATGATTCTAAGAGAAAAGTTTATATTATTGACGAGGTACATATGCTTAGTAAAGCAGCTTTTGATGTTCTTTTAAAACCTTTAGAAGAACCATATAAGCATGTTTTATTTATTCTTTGCACAACAGAAGTTAATAAAATACCTGATACTATAAAATCAAGGTGTACTGTTTTTAATCTTAATAATATTAGCATGAACTCAATAGTTAATACTATGAGTGGAATATGTAAAGATTATAACAAAGATTATGAAGAAAAGTTACTTTACATTATAGCTGAGAAAGCTAATGGATCTATGAGAGATGCTTTGACATTATTAGAAAAATGTATGTTTTCTACTAATGATTCTCTTAATTTAAAAGAATTAGAATCTGTGTTAAATTACATTGATGATTCTATTTTTACAGAATTAACAGACTTTATGATTGATGGTAAGATGGATGACATGATGCTTCTACTTGATAGGTTAATCAAGGAAGGTAATGATATAAAAGATATAATGACAAACAGTGCTGTCTATTTTAGAAAATTATTCATGTTAAAAAATGATAAAATTTCTGAATTAGTGTACATTCCTGAAGAACAAAAACAAAGAATGAAAAACCAGTTTGATAAAATAGGTTCTGCCTCTTTATTTAAAGTTTTAAGTTTGATAGATGAGTGTTCTGTAAGGTATCATTTATCTCATAATAAAAGACTTAGTCTAGAATTATTATTTATTAATATACAATTAAACATTAAAAAGAAATGACTTTTAATTTTAAACACACTGAAAACGACATATCACAATCTTTAGGTATTACACCAGAAGAACTGATAGAGTTACAAGTAAAATTTGAGTATTTAAAAAAGAAGATTATTCTAAATATATCATCTCAACTTGTTAACAAAAATCAAAAAGATACTTATTCTTTATCTCAAATAGTAGAAGAATTAAATACTGATTTAACTAAAGAAGAATTAGCCGTTGTATTAGCTATTCAATTAAAAGATGATATTATATCTTTTTACCAAAACAATATAGATATGATAAGAATTATACTATCTGAAGAATTATTAAACAATTTAAATAAAAACTAATGGAAACGAATTTTAAATTTGATGAACCTAATTTAGGTATTTCTGAAGAAGATTTTGATCAACTTGAGGTCAAAGGAGCATTAATTGAGTCTTCAATTGATACTTTAATAAAAAGTAACGAAAGTTTATCTTTTACGCAAGTATTAGAAACTATAGTTAATACTGATGTTACAAGAGATGATTTATCATTTATTTTAGCATCCGTTATTTTTAATGATTTCTTTAAAACTTATAACGAAAGTTTAGCTATGAATCAAAATTTACAAACCGACAAACAAGATTAAAAATGCTTTACAAATTAGGTGATGGCCAAATAAGAATTGGTTCCGTATCAGGTATAGGTGACAAACTCAGTAATGTTGGACCTAAAAATTATTTGATTAAACAGGATAGAAATAATGAATTCTATCTTGTAGAAACAACTGGTTTTAAATTACCGTCCAAAGTGTATGGTGATGTGTCTATAACTGAAAGATGGTTAAAATCTTATGAACAAAATTCACATAAGAATTTAGGTATACTCTTAAGTGGTCTTAAGGGTTCAGGTAAAACAATTCTTGCTCAAAAGTTTTGTGTAGACTCTAAGAAGCCTGTTTTAATATTAACAGAAGCTTTTTACGGATCAAACTTTATAGAATTTTTATCTAGTCCTGTATTTGAAGAATGTATTGTATTTATTGATGAGTTCGAAAAGATTTATCCTAAGGATAAAATGCCTATTGATCTCTTATCATTATTCGATGGTAATTTAACTACTAAGCTAGTATTTCTAGTTACAGTTAACGATGTTAATCTCGTAAGTGATTTTATGATTAACAGACCAGGTAGAATTAAATACAGAAAACATTATGAGAATTTAGAACTAAATACTATTAATGAGGTAATTGATGATTTACTCATCAATAAAGATAATAGGGATGATTTACTTAAACAACTTAAAAAATTAGGTATTGTAACATTTGATATACTTATTACTATTATTAAAGATATGAATTTATTTGAAGAAGACGCTAAGTCAGTTGTAAAACATCTTAACGTTTCTTCTGAGGCTTCACATTATGTAACGCATGAGAAATTTGGCGATTCATTATATAAATGTAATGAAGTTTATACTAATTTACATGATGATCAATTATATATAGATATATTCCGTACTCAACATAGTTCTTTAATGCGTGTTTTAAATTTAGCAACAGCAAAAATATTTAAGCACGGATATTTTGGTGATTTGAGCAGAGAAGATAGAGAACAAGTTAAAACCTATGTTATGGATAATCAATTGATGACACTAGATGATTACAATTATGCTAGTAGCAATAATTATTCAAGTTGTTCACTAATCCTTAATTATGAAAGTCATGAGGATAGTGATATGATTATTGAAAGCATTGATTTTAACAATCACGATTTAATTAAAGTATCATGTAGAAATGATGTAAACTTTGTGTTTGAACATAAGTTTAAAAGTAAAAAAAATACATTCTAATTAACTAAAAGCAGTTAAAGTGTAAAAGCTTTAGCTGCTTTTTATTTTATAGATATGAATAAAGAAGATATTATAAAAGAATTGCAAACTAATAACGAAGTTTTTGTAAAGATAACGAATAACACTCTTGAACCTAGAATAAGACTTAATCAAAAGATTAAATTAGTACCTTGTAGTTTAGAAACTGCAGCAGAAGGTGATATGGTACTATATAAGTCTGATAAATCTTATAAATATGGGGTTGTATCAAAAAAGAATGCAGCAAGAGGAGTACAAATTAACGATGGTAAAAATTTTATGATTGGTTGGACTAAAAAAATATATGCTAAAGTTGAAATATAACTGTTAGTATTAATAATTATTTTATTAAATTGTTGGATTTTTAACAATTTAAAACAATAAAAATGATAGGTTATTTAGCTTTACCTGATGGAAATGAAGCAATAGAAAGTGAATTACTACTAGTTAGTCTTTCTAAAAACAAAAGATACATGGAAGATTTTATAGATTTTTCACCAAAAGAAACTTTAACTGATCCTTATATAGGCAAATACTCAATATTTACTGATAAGAAAAAGATGTTTAATCCTTGGAATAATATGCATCAATTCATATTATCTACTGGATTACCTATGTATTTTCATATAAATGATCGTGAGTATAATATAAAAGATTATTTAACTCAGTTAAAAGGTGTAGATAATGCTATACTTATTGAAGAAAAGTTTGTAATGGAAATCTTATATGATTTAGGTTTTGCTGGTTTTCATTCTGACGATAAAGGTTATAGACTTTACAATATTTTTGATCCATACAAACATTTAACTTTTATAGAAAAACAGCCGTATTCTTTAAAATAACAATATAAGTTATGATAGGTTATTGGAATTACAGAAGATGTAAACAAAAAGAAGTTGATGATTTTGATATTGAAACTACAAAGTATTTTATTGCAGAAGTTTATTATGACAATGAAAATAATATTGTAGGTTGGTCAGAAGAAGGTATTTTAAAAGAAATCTATTCTGAAGAAGTTTTAGATGATGAATTTAAAGAAATAAAGAAAGCTTTTAAAAAGCCTATTCTAGATTTGGATAATATAGAAATATATCCAGCTATTGATAAAGAAGAAGAATTTTACAGTTATAATGAAAACTAGACAACATAAAACCAAGATTGGTAAATATTGTTCTCATCTAGCAAGATGGTTTGTGGTAAATTTTATGTGCATTGATTCTATAGTTTGCCATATCTGCAGAGATGAACTTAAAGACAAATATAATAATGATAATGAAAACAAACGTATTTAAGTATGTGGTGTAAACATCTTAATAAAGAAATTAATATTAATAAAGATTTTGAATCTGAATGTAGTAAATGCTTATCAGAACACATTAAAAGAAAGTATAATGTTGATGATGACGAATTTGAATTAGAAGATGAAGATTATACAATAAAAGATCAGTTCTTATTTGATTTTGAAAACTCAAAAAAAGAAATGATGATCATCATTTTAAATAGATCTGATGCTCTTAGCTCTAGAGAAATTGTAATTAATTCAACAGAATTAGATTCTAAAATGAATTATTACAAAGAACATTTTGATGATTATTTAAATGAAATAAAAAACGAAAAAGTTTTTATAGAAAATTACATATTTATATAATGTTAATCAAACAAGAAAAAGATGAGAATGGCTTCCTTCGGGAAGTCATTTTTTTATGTAATAACGAACAAAAAAACTTTGAACAAATTATTGATCAAAGTGAATACGATGGTTTGTTTAGTGCTGGAGGTATCTTTAAAAAGGATAATAAGTTTTACATGAGATATATAAATCATGGTATAGATCCAAAGAATATTATATTTAAAGTTAATAAATTATTTGTTAATCATAAAGTGGATCCTCTTCAATATCACACGGTAATGGTAGAAGTATTTCCCATTATTGTTAAAAAGAAAATATTTATTTAGTATGAAAAATAAAGTAGAATTAATTGGACATTACGGTTCTGATGAAATAATAGCATGTTCAGCTTGGACATCTACATCAAGAGAACTAACAGAAGATAAAAAAGATAGAATTCCTAAACTAATAAATATGCTTTGGTCAGAAGGACATGAAACACCTTTTGAAAAAGGTATAGTTCATTTTCTTGTTGATTGTGATATTGCATCACATATACATTTATTAAAGCATAGAATCTCAAGTCTTAATGCAGAAAGTGCAAGATATAAAGAGTTAAAAGAAGATAAGTTTTATATTCCTCAAGATTGGAGTAATGCTGGAGATAGTGAATTAGATCCTTTGATAGGTGAAGATTGGCAATTAATTTTGGAAAAATATACAAAACAAGGTAATAAACTTTACCATCAATGTCTTGAGCAATTAACTCCTATACTTGGTAGAAAAAGAGCAAAAGAATCAGCAAGATATTTTAAAACGTATAACTCTCAGATACAATCTGATGTATCGTTTAATATGAGAAGTTTTGCTAACTTTCTTAAACTTAGAAATTCAGAACATGCTCAACTTGAAATTAGAGAGATAGCACAAGAGATGCTAAAATTAGTTTCAGAAATAGAAGGTAACCCCTTCGAACACACGTTAAAAGCTTGGGAAACTGATAAATTGTTACTATAATTATTTATTAATTTCTTAACTTTGCATAATCGAAAAGATTAATTAAAGAGATTTAAAATTGTTAATGATTAAAATTATTTGAATGAAGCACTCATTACACTCTTCTTTTTATCCGCATATTGATGCTGATAAATTTACAAAAGTTGTAAAAAAATTAAGACAATTCTTTGATGAAAAAGGATTTTTAGAAGTACACACTCAGAATAGATTATCTATTCTTGCAGCTTGTGAAGACCCGTTTAATGTTCGTACATACGATTATGCGGGTAAGGTATGGCCATTACCTCAAACTGGTCAAATGTGGCTTGAACACGAATTATTAAACAATCCTGAAGTACCAGGTTTTTATTGTCTCAGTACCTCATACAGAGCAGAAAAGAATCCAATAGAAGGTCGTCATTGTATGATCTTTCCAATGTTTGAATTTGAGTTTCCAGGTGATATGACAGATCTTCATTTAGTTGAAACTGAATTACTTGATTTCTTAGGATTTGATGATTATAAAATGATGAATTATGAAGATATATGTCAAACTTATGATGTAGATATTATTAATTCTGAATTAGAAAACGAGCTAGGTGAAACTATTTCAAATGCTTTATTTATAATGAACTTCCCAGAAAGAACTAATCCATTCTGGAATATGAAAAGATACAATAACGGTAACTCTAAAAAAATAGATGTTATTCTTTGTGGTCAAGAAACTATTGGTTCAGCTGAACGTTCTTGTAATGTTGAACAAATGAGAGATACATTCTTTAATATTGAAGATGGTAAATATGCTGAAAAGCTATTTGACTTATTTGGATATGAAAGAGTAATAAATGAATTAAATGAATTTCTTAGCAACAAATTCTTTCCAAGAGTTGGTGCTGGAGTTGGAATTACAAGATTAATTAGAGCTATGGAGCTCTGTAATCTTCTATAGCGATACTCATAGGGAGTATGGAGAGTTCGAATCTCTCCATCGCTCAAAACAATAAGATAATGAATAATACTCACGGTTATATAAAAATAATTAGAGATTGTATTGCTTATAAAGTAGATGCTTATAATAATGTTATAGGTTTAATTAGATTGTTTGCTAATGAAATATTTCCTAAATCAGGAGTATATAATTACTATCGAAAAAATAATTCTTTTTGGAATTCTACTCATCCTGAGATATTTGTTCCAAATTTAGGAAGGTTTGAAGTAGATCCTGATTGTTATATTACGACAAGTGAAAAAGCTAATTATTATGAAAGTTTTGAAAATAGATTTATGCCAATTACTGATAGTTTAGAAACTCCAAACACTATAGCTTCTATAGTTGGTTTTATTATTAGATTGGAAATGAATCCTATAATTATAAAATTAATTAAAAAAGAAAAAAATGTTTCTTAAAACCTATGAAGAATCTTGTAAAATTCTTAAACTAAGTCTTGTAGATTCTTTAAATGATGAAAAATTAAAATCTACTTTTAAACAACTCGCAATTGAACATCATCCAGACAAGAAAGGTGGAGATGAAGAGACATTTAAAAAAATTAATTCTGCTCATGATTATATAAAAAAACATCAAGAGGAGTATGTAAAGTATTTAAATGCACCACGTCCTTATTACGATTCAGATGAATTTATAGAAAGTATTAATACTTTTAACGTAAAGAAAAGGATGAAAAGAAGACCTTCAGTTGATATTGTAATAGATATGGAACTGACAGTTCAACAAATTAATGATACTTTTAAAACAATGGTAATGTATACAAGAAGGATATCCTGTGAAGAGTGTAAAAACCAAGGATGTTCTAATTGTGGTAATATTGGAGTATTATATCAAGATGTAATGATTGAGGTTAATATTACAGCAGACGTAATGAATGAAGATGGTAATTTAGTTTATTATACTTTTGGAGATTTAATAAAAAATCTTCCAATGGGTAATTTAATAATAAAACCTATTTATAAAAAAGGAGAAGAGTTTTGGATTGAAAAAGTTGAAAACGATCAACCTGCAGTAATCTCAGAACTAAAATTATATAGTACTGATGCTAACTCTACAGTGAGAGTTGAAACTGTAGATGGGAAAGTTGATGTAAAACTTCCTGATAAAATTAAAAATAATCAAAAAATAAGGATTAAAGGTAAAGGTCTTCAATTTAAAAACAAGAAAGGAGATCATTATATAATTTTAAAAACAATGTAATATGTCAAAAAATAGTTACAAAAATATGATGAAATCTCAAAAAAGATTTAATGATCTTGATTATACTTATAGAAAAATGGTAACTGGTGAAAGTAACATTTTTAGTTCATCTATTAATAGAAGAATTACAATAGTAAAAGAAGGAAAAGATCTAGACGGTAAAACTATTATTGTAGAAAAAAGAGTAATTAATGTCCATCCTCTATCAGGAGATAAAGATTACGAGATTGCTAAAACTTATGATAGCAAATTAATATCAGATTAATTTATTATGACTGATCAACAACTAAAAGCTCAAGAAGATCAGCAAAAGAAAATAGAACAATTATTTGATTTATATAAAGAAGGTAATAAAGAAGTAGGTTTTTTTGGTAAAGCTGGAGTAGGTAAAACTTATTCAGCCAAGAAACTAACGGATCTTATTAAGTCTGATTTAGCTAAAAAGAATTTAATAATTATAGGTGCAGCTATTTCTCATTCTGCTAAAAATGTTTTAAAGAAAACTTTAGGTAATGAAATAGAAGTAATGACTGTGGCTTCAATGTTACAGTTAAAGAAGGTTATTGACCCTTTAACTGGAGATATTGATTTTTTACCTGATGATTCTTATAAAATAATTAATGGTAAAACTAAGAAAGTTACACCTCCTATTAAGTATGCTGATATAATAATTATAGATGAATGTAGTCAAATAAATAAAAAGACTAAAAGTTTAATTGATTTATACAAGAAAACTGATGCTATAATTATTTACTTAGGAGATTCACATCAAACTCCACCTATTGAAGATGATCAAAAGAATACAAATAAAGATTCTTTGACATTTGATATACCACATGTTAATCTTAATATTCCTTTTAGATATGAAGGTGAATTAGAAGATCTAGCAAATGCAATTGCTTTAGAAATAGATAAATTTAATGACACTGGAGAGTGTGATTTTAAGTTTCTTCTAAACTTTGTAAACAAAGAATCTGATTCTTATAAATTTTATAGAAATGAAGATGACTTTAAAGAACAAGCAATTAATTGTTTTAAATCATCAGATACTCTTAAAAATTGTGTAGTTGTTTGTTATAAAAACGAAACAGCTTACAATGATAATTTATATTTTAAAAAGCAAATATTAAATACAGATAAGCCTTACACTATTGGTGAAAAGATAGTAGCTAAAGCTTCTTATTTTTTAGATAATATTTTAATAATTCAAAACAACTCTTTATATACCATTCTTAAAAAAGAATACACAAAATTCGTATTTGTTTGTACAAAAGAAGGTAAATTAATCACTTGTTTTGAAATGTCTGAAAATGATTCTGAAAGATATATTAATGAAAAATTTAAAAACTCAACCGTTGTTTTTATTGATGGTTACTACTTATCACTAGCTGATATTCAAGGTAATCCTTTAGAATTTAAAATTCCAGTAATTGATAATTCTTTTAATAAAAAATTTAATTACTTTAAAGGTTTAATCTACAATAGATGTCAAAAAGTTAAAGAAGATTGGAAAGACTATTTTCAAATAGATGACTTCTTTATTCCTTTTGATCCTGCTTATGTAGTTAATACCTATGTAGTACAAGGAGATACTTATAATAAAGTATTTGTAAATTTTAGAGATATTCTTAATGTAAAACCAATAACACGTAAAGAGAAATTACAAAGTTTATATACTGCTGTAACTAGAGCTCAAACTCATGTAAGTATATTAGTATGATAAAAAGTATAAAAGTTGCTAACATAGCATATTTAAGTTTTCAAATGCATTTTGACGCTAAAGTCAATAAAAAAACTACAACAAAGCTTAATAATGAAAATCTTTATAATATGATGCTAGTAACTTCAGAAAACGATTTAAAAGCTACTGGTATATTACTTTCTTTTGTATTATTAAGTTATATGAATACGGAATATTTTCCAGATATTTGTAAATCAGTTCATTGTCCTAATAACAATTCAAAAATTAACATTGAGTTTTATTATTATGACAGTGAAAAAAGTAATTATGAACTTGTAAATTACCATTTAATCTTTAATGAAAATGGAATAGTAAAAGAAATATTAAATGATATAAATATCAGAACAAAAAATTCTGGTAAATTTGTACCAGAAATACCAGAAAAACTATCTGATTATTTCAATAATATTTTTACATTTGATTGTTTAAATCAAATACAAGTTGATAAATATTTTGATATAAGTATCAATATGATAAAAGATTTTGAAACCTACAAACTTTTTCTTATTGACTTTTTTAAATATTTAGGTTATAATGTTAATGAAATATTTTTTAATGATGAAAATGAACTAAGTGTAAGATTTGCGTACACTTCAACATCTATTACTATTGATGAAGATAAAGAACTAAAAATTATAGTATCTTTATGTTCTATTGTATTTACTGTTTTTATAAAAACTGGAATGTTGTATTTATCTAATTTACAATCAGTTTTAGAACATGAATCTCTAGTAAGAATGTTTGAATTAATATCTATGAATGATTCTTTTACGTTGCACAATAATTGTCAATTTATAGTAGAAGAATCCTCAGAGATTTATACTTTTCTTGAAAATTCGCAATTTTTATTTAGTCCTATAATTGAAGATGTACAAATACTTAAAGTAACTGAATTTTTAAAATCAACTTTTGTAGAATGGAAGAAAAATTAGTTGTTGGTACTTTTGGTGAGTATCCAATAGAAGCTGTTTGTACAGTTTCAAATGATGACATGCTTGTAGCGTGTAAAGGAGTTATTGGCTCTTATAAACAAGCTCGTGCTTTTCTTAATCGATACAATCACAGAGAAATCAATTATTTTGGTTTCTTAGATCAAAGATCAGAAATTAAAGATAGTATCTTAGACTCTAATAAAGTTAACATTGCTTGTTTAGAAGGTACAAGAACTCAACTTGAAGATGCAGTTAAAAAATGTGAAACTCTTCTTCATAATAATCAATTAACTATACCTGGTTTCGAAACTTATGAAACTGCTATAGAATATTCAAATCAATTTAAAAACAATTTTCAAAATTAAAATTATGGCTAAGAAATCTTTACTCGAAAAACTTACAAAAGCTATTGAACAAGAGGATAAATTCTCAAGTGTAGAAGTTGAAAGAATCAAAGGAGGTAAAATTCAATTACCTGAGGGTATGACTATTGAAGAGGGTATCAAATGGTTAGAGCGTAAAAAGAATGAAGAAGAAAGAATAATTTCTATATTTCATGAAATGAAAGCTTTTCCTTTTGATGGTGCTAATGCACTATTTGAGGTGTGTACTGAAGTATTTGGCTATGCTGATACTGTTGGTGAGAAAGGTCCATCTGGAGTTAAACCACCTCAAATGATCGGTATTAAATTACAAAATGGTCAAATTAAAAACGTACCTTGGGGTCGTATTCAATTCCCTGGATTTGAAGAGCATGAGTATCTTGAGACTTCTTACAATGCTAAGGATCTTTCTTTTATCATTCGTGGTGAAATCAAGAAGAAGAATGAGAAGCTTGTAAACTTAGTATGTCTTCGTACTCAAGAATTTTTGAGATTGAATTCTATTTACAAAGCTAAATCTTTCAAGGTTAATCTTGAGTTCCTTATCAAAGGTGGTAATCCTGTTGATCCTGAATTCATGAATGTATCACAAATAGATGAAGAAACTGTAATCCTTAGTGAGAGAAATCTTAATGAGTATTCTGGTATATTCCTTCGTTTGAGAGATAGCGCTGCTTGTATTCGTGAAGGTATTTCATTAAAGCATGGTTGCGTTCTTGCTGGACAATACGGTACTGGTAAAACTTTACTTGCTAAACTTACAGCAAAAATTGCAAATGATAATGGTTGGACATTTATTTACATTGAGGATTCTTCTCAAACTAAAGAGGCTCTCCGTCTCGCTGAGATCTATGCTCCTGCAGTTGTATTCGCAGAGGATATTGACCGCGTAGTAACAGATCGTTCTAAAGACTCTGTAAACGCTATTCTTAATACTCTTGATGGTATTGATACTAAAGATAAAGCAATTATCACAGTATTCACTACTAATCACTTAGAGAATATTAATGCTACTATGATGCGTGCGGGTCGTATTGATACTTGTATCATTATGGATCCTTTGAATGAAAAAACAGCACTAAGATTTATTAATCAGTTCTGTAAGACTAAAGATGGTGTATCTTTGTTAAACTCTGATTCTGATTATATTTCTGCTGCTGAAGCTTTGTCTGGTATTGTTCCAGCATTTGCTAATGACATCATTCAGAAAGCTAAGGAGTATCGTCTTAACAGACAAGCAACTTTTGTTGAACCTGAAATGATTGTATCTGCTGCAGAGACATCAAGAAAACATCAAGAGCTTGCTAAACCTAAGAAAATGCTTACTAACAATGAGCGTCTTGGTCTATCTGTAAAAGAAATGATTACTGCAGCTTTTGACTATTCTGAAGAAGTTAAAACAGTTTATGATAATGTAGAATACATTAAAGAAAATTACTAATATTTTGATGTATACTATTTTTGTTACCTCTATTTAACCAATTTAAATTTCAATTTATGTTTAATATGTTTAAGAAAAAAAACCAACCTGTAATAGTAGAAGAACAACCTGTTCCATTAAATCAAATTGAACTTACTACTGAAGAGTTAAATGAAATTGATGAGATTATCAAGAATTTAACTTTAACTTATGATGAAGTTAAGCAAGATATTGCAACAATTACAAGTGAAACTCCTAATTATAAAATCGAAGATCCTTTAGAAGATATTGCATCTGAAGAAGCTAAAGAGAAATTAGATTTTATTAAAGGTAAGTTAAATAGTGTAATGGATGAGTTCATGAGTTTTCAAATAAAGAAAATGAATGAAAAGTTAAAATCTATAGAAGATAAGTTAAATGTTTGGAAAAACTTAAGATTGAAGATTGATGGTAATCTAAAACTATCAATTGGAGAAATTGATGTTAATTCTAATGCATTACCTATCAGCATATTTTTAAATAAAATATCAAAAACTATTAATGATAACCCAAATCTTCTCAGTGAAGACCAGACTAAGAAACTAAAAAGTTCTATTAGTTCTGTAATGGAAGAAGCTTTTAAATCATAGTTATGTTTTTTCGCAATATTAAAATAATAGATTATCCAGGTTTTAACAAGATAGATTTAACTTTTGATAATACTAATGTTTTATTTATAACTTGTGAAAAATATGATAATGATCTAGTAGTATTCTCTGATTTCTTTATGTTCTTTTTAATGTTGTCAAGTCCAAATTCAAACGATTACATTAAGAGTACATTAGATGATAAGATTACTACAGTTTCAATAGATTTTGTATATAAAGAAGTAAATTATTACTATTATTTAGAAATATCAAAAAAGGGAGTATTCTTAGAAGAATTATATGAGAATAATAATATTATTTATCAGAATAATACTTTTAAATTAAATCCTTTCTTACCAGATCCAGTCAGAACTTTTTTTGAATGTTTAATCGTTATTGATTTAACTAGAGAAAATTGGTTAAATGTACTAATGGATGAATCCATAGCTAAATGTAGTCAAGATGTAGAATATGTAAATGTTGTTACAGATTTATTATTAAGTTTTAATTTAATACAAGATAAAGACAATATAAGATCTACTGGTGATGACATTTATATAAATGGTAAAAGTATTTTTAATAGTTCTTATAATATAAAAGTAATTTTTTCTTTATTACCTTTAGTTATTGATTGTATTGGTTCTAATAGTATAATGTTTATACATGGTTTTGATATTGATATAGATGTAAAATCTAAGGTTAATATTATTAACTTATTTGTAAATAAAGATATTAATAGTTTTAATTCACAATTACTGTTTACTGATGATACCAATTATAATGAATATAATTTAATATTAAACTCTCAGAACATTTGTCAATTTTCTGATGATTATAATGGTAATTATATTTTAAAAAATTAAAAATATGAAATTACTTTTATTCAAATACACTGTTCTTTTACCTGATCAAAAAGGTCCATCTACGTTTTATGTAGAAGCTTTTAATCAAGATATTGGTAAAGAAGAATTAGCAAAAACCTTAAATGTTAATCCTGAAATAATTAGATGGAATAATAAAAATATTCCATTTGAGACCAGGAAGAAATTAAATGATAAAAATAACAAAGATTTTGTTGTATTTTTGTCAATTAATAAAGAATCTGAAGCTCCGACTAAGGAGAAATTAGATTTGACTAAATCTATTAAGAAGACTTTAATTAAGAAAGTTGATAGATTATTTAAAGATGATGAAGCTTTATTAAGTTTATATAATGATAATAGATATTATGCTTATAAAGATCTTCGTAAACAAATATTAAAAAACAATTTATCTAATGAAACGATAAACGACGATGTTACTCTACTAGAAAGATTGGATTCATATTTGTCTAATCAATCTGAAAAGTTGAGAGAACAATTTAATGAAAAATAATTTTTAATAAAATGGAAAATAAATTATCCAATAGTGAAATAATAGTTTTAAGACTACTTTATAGTAAAGAAATAATTTCTTCTGAAATACCTGAAATATTTTTTAGCGAATTAGAAAAAATAAATTTACTTGAATTAGAATTAATATCTTTTAATAATGACTTAGATCAATATGAACTTACAGAAAAAGCTGTAAACATAATTGAAACAGGTGGGTATATTGTAAAATATCCAATGCATAATGAAGAGGGTGTTGTATTAAATTATAAAGATGTTTTGCAGAGTTGTTCTTTAAAATCTGCAAAAGCTTTAGGATTATCAATTATCAACACTCAATTTTATAAGAAATGGGGTAAGTATAATAATCTTGTTTTATTGAAAGAACTAGATCAAACAAAAGATTATTATAGAAACTTTGAACATCCAATTGCTAAGATAGAATCTTTTAAATCAGATATTGATTTAGCAGAATCTAAATATGAGAAAGTTCTTTATTCAGAATTAATAAAAATTAAAGATTTTGAATTAAGTAAACCTCTACTCATAGGTATTACAATTGATGGTCATAAAATAGAATTACTTAAACTAATAGATTCTAAAACAGGTTTATTTAAAATAGGTAACAATGACCCTATGATTTTAAATACTAACGATAATTATGATTTTTATTTATCTAAGAATCATAAACATCAGATTATACGACAATATTATATTATGAAAAGTAAATCTAGCTAATATGAAACCTGGAGACATTGTTAATATATACCATAGTCCTCAACTTGAATTAAACTTCGAAGGTCAAGCAAGACTAATCGAACTAGTTGATGATGGTCATAGTTTTATTCTTTACAATGAAAAATTATTTACAAAATTAGAAGATAGAGCTATTGGTGAAAGTGGTTCTCATCTACCATTAACTAAAGAACAAGAACAGAATAATAAGGTGTATGCAAATATGATCTTATATTTTGAAGGTTCTAAAGGTTCTTTAGTAAATCCTGAAATTAAAATTTTCAGAGAAGAGTTAAAAGATTTAATAGGTAAGACAGAAAAGCATCTCAAGAAGATGGATTTGTTAATTTTTAATTACAGACTCAAATGGAGTAAACTTAATTTACATAAAAGTTATATTTTTCAATACACTAATGACCAAATAATTAGATTTATTCATCAGAGGTATACTAAGAACTGGACTCATACTTTATATAGAGAACAAAAATGGATTGTTGAATTTATTGGTGATCAATATTCAATGGAAACTAAATCATTTATGTTTAATAATTCATTTAGAACTACAAGAAAAGTAAAAGTCTTATTATGTATCTGTCCTGATGAAGATACTCAAAATTGTGAAATGGTTTATTATACTACAAACTCTAAAGGTTTATCTGCTTATGATAAAAAACTTAAACGCATCAAAAAGAAAAATAAAGTTCAACAAAAGAAAAAGCATGAAAATCTACCACTCAGGTAGAAGTACAGATTTCATTGCTCCAAGTATAACAATAGGTTGTCAGTATGATTGTTCTTATTGTTATTTAAAAAGACATCATCCTGATAAGTCAGTTGATGTATCAACGAATATAAATGAAATATTGACTACTATAAATAGTCATGTTTATTTTGCTGAAATTGCTAAACCAAATCAAACTGATGATCAATATATAACTTATGATATAGGTTGTAATGCTGATATAGGTTTAGATTCTAAATATTGGAATTGGCAATATGTGTTTGAATGGTTTAAAGATCATGACTTAGCTAAAGCATCTTTTGCAACTAAACGAGTTAATCCTAAATTTCTCAGCTTTAATCCTGAGAGAAAAATTAGAATTAGATTTAGTTTAATGCCAATAGAATATTCTCAATTACTTGAACCTAAAACAAGTCATATAGTTGAGAGGATACAAGCTATAAATGATTTTTACGATGCGGGTTATGATGTTCATATTAACTTTAGTCCTATCATAGTATATGATGGTTGGTTAGACAAATATGAAGAGTTATTTAAACTTGTCGATAAATTAATTAAAGATGAGATTAAACAACACGTAAAAGCTGAATGTATATTTCTTACTCATAATGAAGAAATGCATCAGAAAAATAAAGACAATGAAGGAGAGTATTTATTATGGAATCCATCTATTCAAGAATTTAAAATTAGTGAAATGGGTGGTAAAAACATTAGATATAAATACAATCTAAAAGAAGATTATATAAATCAATTTGTAGAATTACATGATGAGATTATTCCTTGGAATTCTATAAGATACATATTTTAATTATGCTTAGAGTTTGCACTTATAGTAAAAGTAGTATACATGTAGGTATTGATAATTGTACTCAAGAAGGTGCTTATATTAATATAAAACCTAATGATTTAAAAGAAATTGATATAAAAAATATTATTATTTCAATTGAAGATATGTTAAAACCTTTTGATAATGATGAATACATTGGGTTAAATGCTAGTTCTTTCTTTGAAGAATTGAATGATATTCATTCTGATTACGATCTACAAGATTATGTTGAAGGTTTTGAATATGATGATGAGGTTCAGTTTATCGAATGTTTTAATAATAAAGATGACGATGATGATGATTATGACGAAGATGAAGATGAGGATGAAGATTATGAAGATGAGGATTACTCTAATCTAGAAGATGTCGATGATCTTTCATCTATTAGCTATGATGCTATTGATGATTATAAAGTAAGATTTTGTAAAGGTTTAAATAATGATGTTTATATTGAAATTTCTAATAACGTTAAATCATTTACATTAGATAAGAAACAATTTTTATCTTTATATGAAGGATAATGTATGGGTATATGACATAGAACAGCTTAAAAACTTTCATTCTATGACTGCTTATTGTCCATACACAGAAACAATAAAAACATTTGTAATACATAATGATGTAAATCAATTAGAAGAGTATGTAAAGTTTCTTTTAAATGATTGTAATATAATGATAGGGTACAATAATATTAATTATGACTACCCTTTACTACATTTTATTCTTTCTAATTATAAGAAATGGAAATACTATCCTTCTTATAAAATAAATCAATTATTATACGAACAAAGTCAAAGAATAATTGAGAGTGAATACTCAAGTATACCAGAAAAGAATGTAAAAATCAAACAAATAGACTTGTACAGGATTTGGCATTTCGATAATAAGAACCGTAGAACTTCATTGAAGCATATTCAAATTGCTATGAATTGGTCTAATGTTCAAGATATGCCAATACCACATTACCACATTGTAGAAAACTCCGAAGTAGAAGACATATTAAAGTATAATCTTAATGATGTTTTATCTACTTGGGAGTTCTACAAAAAAAGTAAAGAACAAGTTACAATGAGAATAGCATTATCAAAAGAGTATAATCTATCTCTTATAAATGCTAATGCTCCTAAGATTGGTGCCGAAATATTTGCATCTATCATTAGTAGTGAAATGAATATTTCTGTTTCTCAGTTAAAAGAAATGAGAACAAAAAGAGATGAAATTGTTTTTTCTAATTTAATATTTCCATATATTAATTTTAAAAGTAAAGAGTTTCAACATCTCCTTGAATTCTTAAAATCTTGTAGAATAGAAGGTTCTGTTTTAAAAGGATTCTTTACTGATATTAGTTTAAATAAAGTAAGTAAAATTATTCCTTATTTCAATAGAAATCTCATTGATAAAAAGAAAGGTACAGTAGATAACTTACATATTATATTTGAAGGATTTCAATATGATTTTGGTGTGGGTGGTATACACGGTTGTATTGCACCTGGTATATATGAGTCTTGTGATAATTATATAATTATCGATATAGACGTTAACTACTAGCGTCTTAACCTTGTGAATTCAGGGAAACCTAAGTTTATAAAATATGGCAATCCTGAGCGAAGCTTTATGTTAAAATAAGGAACGTGCAGAGACTATCGAAACTACGTTGCTAAACGGAAAGGAGTAGAGTAGGATATCGAGGGGATATTCGAAGCGCAAGGAAATTCTTTTATTGGATAATAGGAGGTAACTAAAAATAACTATTTATTATATTTGCTTATTGTAAGCAATTAAATAATTAGTTATGAAATTAAACAGAAAAAGAGATCTTAATAAATGTGGAATTTATTGTATTAGAAATAAAAATAATAATAAAGTGTATATTGGAAAATCTAAGAATATATATTCTAGAATAAAACAACATATAAATTTATTAAATAAAAAATCAAAAAATGAAAATAGATATTTAATCCATTCTTGGTTTAAATATGGAAGAGATTCTTTTGAATATGAGGTATTAGAGTATTTTGATATTATTGATGATAAAGTTTTAAAAGAAAAAGAATTATTTTGGATTAATCAATACGAATCTACTAATAAAGATAAAGGGTATAATTTAAGAATTGATTCTGAAACTAAATGTATTGTTTCACATGAGACTAGAATTGTATTATCAGAATCTCAAAAAAGAAGATATATAAAATATCCAGAACATAAATTAAAACTTTCTGAGTATTCTAAAAAACATTGGTCACACCCAGAAAATGTTAATAAGATGGTTAAAACTTTAAAAGAAACAAAAAAGAAAAAATACAAATTTTTACAATACGATAAAGAAAAAAATTTATTAAAAGAGTGGGATTCTGTTGAAGATATTATTTCAAATAATCCAGATTTTAAATGGCAAAATATATACTCAGTATGTAATGGTTATAAAAAATCATACATGGGTTATATATGGACAAAAGAATTTAAGATATAGTCCGAACCTGATAGAAATGTCAGAAACAAATGTAGTAGTTTTTATCCTAATTTAGCAATACGTAATAGATTTTATCCTTTACATTTAGGTGAAAAGTTTTGTGATATATACGAAGGTGTATATGATAAAAGATCTATTGCAAAAAAGAAAGTTAAAATAGATAAAAACGACATGACAGCTAAAGCTGTTAATGAAGGATTAAAATTAGCTTTGAATGGTTCTTATGGTAAATCCAATGAAGAAACATCATTCTTTTATGATCCAGCATACACTGTAGCTACTACTGTTAATGGCCAATTGCTATTAACTATGTTAGCTGAAGAAATAATATTAAATACTGATTCTACTTTGTTACAGATCAATACTGACGGTCTTACTGTTAAGATTCATAAAAGTCATTATGATAAACTTATGAGTATATGTAAAGATTGGGAAACACTTTCTGGTCTTGAACTTGAATACGTTAATTATAAAAAAATGATTATACGTGATGTTAATAATTATATTGGAGTTTATGAAAATGATAAAACAAAACTTAAAGGTGACTTTGAGATAAATAAAGATTGGCATAAAGATCATTCTATGAAAATAGTACCTAAAGCTTTAGAAGCTTATTATGTTCATAATATACCAATTGAAGAAACAATAATGAACTCTACAGACATTTATGACTTTACATTATCAATGAAAGTTACTAAAGGTTGGACAGCTATTCATCGTAAGATTGAAGACAGAGAATTTGTAGAAACAAAACTACAAAAGAATAACAGATATTTAATTACAAATAAAGGTGGTACGTTAATGAAAGTACATAACGACAGTAGAGAATCTAATGTCGAGAAAGACTTTAATACTACTATTTTTAACAGGTATTATAATTGCGAAGAGTTTAGTTGTTATGACATCAACTATAACTATTATGTTAGAGAAGCTTATAAGATTATTAATGTAATATCTAATAATAACCAATTAACTCTTTTTTAGTATGAGAAAAATTTTACTTTTATTATTTATTTTATCTATATTATCTTGCGGTAATACAGAAACAAAGAAACCCAAGCGAAAGTTTGGTAAGAACAAAGAACTTGTTGACTCAAGTAAGTTAAAAAGGGATTCTATTCTTAAAGATTCAATTGCAAGAATAGATACTGTTAAAGCTTTACCTAAAGTTATGTATCCTGAAATTTCTGAGATAATATTGAAAGAAATGTTAACTCAAGAACTTAAAAGTGGTACTATTCCTGGTAAATATCTTAATGAATCATTCTATGATTTATTTAATATTTATAACACTGATCCAAGAATTGTTAAATTTTTAGATCAAGCTATATCAGAATTTATTGATTATACAGTAAAAAGAAATAGAGTAGATTTTAAAAACGTTGATGATACTATTGCTAATATTATAATTAAAACTAAGAAGTGATATGGCATTAGGAACAGTTATCGGAATTATATGTATTGCTATTATTGGTATCTGGTATTATTTTAATACTAAATCAAGTAACCCAATAAATTTTAATACATTAGCAGAGGAGAATGTTGAGTTTTTATTTAAAAGTTTAAGTGCTGTAGGTACTTTTATTGAGGTAATGAACTTATCATTAGTTGCAATGGACAGTATGGGTATGGATTTATTCCAGGCTTTTTCAAGATATGCTCTTATTGGTGTAATAGAAATACTAACTTCTTTTATATTCATTAGTGTAATATCTAATTCTATGCGGAAAGCTGCTGAAAAAAATAAATTGAATTTTCTAGAACTTCTTAAGGTTTTATTTAAATCTATTCCTGTATTCTTTGTAGGATTTGTAATAACAGGTATAATTTATTTGCTTTATTTAGAGTCTATATTTCATTTAGAAGCACAGCAAAATAATACACAGCTTTGGTGGTTACCTATCTTAGGTTTTACTTTAGAATTTAATCCTAGTAACTATAAACTTATCAATCCAGATTGGCGACAACCAATTTCTTTTGCATCAGTTTTTCTTATTTATACTACAACTATTTTTGACGTTATGTTAATATATTTCTTATGGAGAAAATATACTAATGAGTTAGGTAATAAGAATTATGTAAAGCAAGAAAAGAAAGATAAAGATAAACCTAAGGATGATAAAAGTAAAGAAGAATCGAAAGATAAAGAAGGCGCTGAAAAAAAGCCTGAGCAGGAATCTTCTAAGAAGGATTCCGAAAATCCAACAAAATTTACAATTTATGAAGCAATTGATCAGATTGAATCTTTATTTAAATGGAATGGTAGTGATATCAAATCCAGATTAAATAAAGTTTTAGGTGAAGATTTATCTGATAAAACAATGATTCATCCAGATATTGTTAATGGTAGTAAAACAAAAGACCAAATTAAGAGTATAATGGAGAATCTAATTATTGGACAAGTTGGTGATAATCCTTCTGGTGTATTAGGTTACACAGATTTAACTCGTCAATTATCAATTAAAGAGAAAGATGTACAAAAAGTAACATCTCCTTTAGCTGAATTTGAAAAGAAATTGAAAGGTGGAATCTGGGAAGATATAGCTGATTCTTACAATGATGCTAAACTCAAACGTGAAAAGAAAGAGTTAGAAGACAAGATGAAACCTCTTGAGGAAACTCGTGATGCTTTACGTATGGAATTAAAATCTATAACTGAAAAAAGAACTCAGTTAAAAGAATTTCTTGAAACTAGATTAAAAAGATCAAATCTTCTTAAATGAAAATAGATTGGGAATATCTTGAGAAACAAGTAAAAGAATTATCTAATTCTTTAAGTGAATTAACGAGAGAGCGTGATAAACTCTCTCGTTATTTTAATCTTTTAACAACTGAAAAAAGTAAACTAAAAAATGATTACAGTAGAGTTTTAAAAGAATCTGTTTCAAAAAAAGATAAGTTATTTAAAATCCATAGAGATTTAAACGAAAGAAAAAAAGAATGGTTTTTAAGTGGAGGAACTTCAGAAGATTTCTGTTTAGATGTAGAAGGCTACTCCTTAGAATTAGAACTTAAGTCTTTAGTTAAAAGAGATATTAACTACATCAAAAATGAACCTAAGTCTGCTAAAGAAAAGTATAATGATTATTCAAAAAGATGTGATAAGATATTAGAAATGATTAAGAGTTATGATAGTAAAATAAAAACTATTAATCAACAATTATCTCATTTACATTTACATGAAGAAATAAAAAGTCATTCATATAGTAATTTAGATGGTTCACTTTTTGTTGAAATGGAAGTATATCAACTTAGTGTAAAAAGAAAGAAAACGTACTTAAATCATAAGAAGTACTATAACAAAAATGATGATGTATGGTATAGAACTTATGATAACTTAAAAAAGAAAAAAGTTTTATCAAGCGATGATCTTGATGCACTTATTCAAGTATTAAATAAATATTTTAAAGACACTCGTATAAATGTTACTTAAAGTTAATGAAAAAGAATTTGACTATTTAGTAAGTAATAAATTACTTGAACCTATATCCAAAGGTAAGTATAAACTTTGTAGTGTTAATTTAGTTCATCTAAATAAAGCTAGACTAAATAAAGATTTTCAAATGGATAATAGTTTAGTTTTTATTGAAGTAGAAGTAGAGATTGTTACAAAAAGTAACTCTCAATTAAAAATTAACTATAATAATGGTCATTCTAATATTGAAGAATGGATAGATGATTGGCGTGCAGGTTGGTCAGGTAAGAGAGTAAAAGCTATGGGTATTAAACAAGACTGCATTGAAAAAATGAAAGAATTCTTTAAAGAGAATCCTACTTACACTAAAGATGATGTCTTTGATGCAAGAGATTTTTATTTTAAAGATATCATTTCACAATACGGTAATTACCAATACCTAAGACAAGCCGATCATTTTATAAAGAAAAGAGATAAAGTAACAGGAGAAGTATCTACTGATCTTGTTGTTTATTGCGAACAAATTAAAATTAATAAAGACAATAATTTAACTAATGAGTCTAAATATTCCTTATTCGACGACTTATAAGAAATTTTTTAATAAAGTAGATAAAGGTATTCAAGGATACAACAAAGGTTTACCTATGGGTTTTCCTAAACTTGAAGATTATATTGCTGGTATTCAGAAAGCAAGATACGATGTTATCTTTGCAGAGTCTGGTGTTGGTAAATCTTCATTTGTATGGTATGCTTATGTAATGTACCCTTATGAATATTGTTACAAAAATAAAGGTAAAATAAAAGATTCATTGAAGATTAGACTATATAGTTTAGAGGTTTCTGCAGAAGAAGTAATTGCTAAATTAGTTGCACTTAAACTATTTATAGATTATGGAATTATTGTAGACTCTAAATATATATTTTCTAAAGGTGATAATAAACTTGATAGTGCTCTCTATAAAAAGATAAAAGAGTTATCATCTTATTTTGATGAAATGTTTCAACATATTACTATTATTGATAGACCTATGAGTCCTAGTCAAATTAGACAGGATGTATTAAATTTTGCAGCAAGTGTAGGTAAATTAGAAGAAGATGATGATGGTAAATTTAAATTTACTCCTAACGATTCTAATCAAACTGTAATAATAATTACAGATACTGTTGGTAATTTAAAAGTAGAAAGTCATAATGGTAATACGTCAGTTAAAACTACGATTGACCTTCATAGTTCTAACTGTAGAGATATTTACAGAAATCAACTAGGCTTTAGTTGTGTAAATGTTTCACACAGTAACAGATCTATGGATGATATTAATCGTGTTAAATACGGTGAACTATTTCCAAAAATATCAGACATTAAAGAAACTAACATGTTAGCACAAGATGCTAATCTAGTTATGGCTTTGTTTGATCCTATGAATCATATAAACCCTAATAACAATCTTGATAAATTTATGGATTATGACATCTTTAAATTTAAAAATAGATTTAGAGCTATAGGTATTTTAAAAAACAGAGAAGGTGAAAATAATAAAAGAGTTGGTTTATTATATATTGGCGAGTGTGGTTACTTTCAAGAACTACCAAATGGTAAACAAATTACAGCAGAACAATATAATAAAGTATCATCTTTTAAACATTTTACACAGTTATCAAAAGAAGATAAAGATAAAAAATTAAACAATTAATGATGTTACCTACGCAAGTATTAAAAGCAACAAGACAAAATCCAAGAAGACTTATTATCTATGGCAAACCTAAAGTTGGTAAAACTACAATTTTATCCAAACTAACTGATTGTTGTATTTTAGATTTAGAAGATGGCACTGACCACGTAGATGCAATTAAAGTAAAAGTTATTGGTTTACGTTCTGATAAACAGGAAACACCAGAACAAATTCAAAAACGACATTCAGAATACAAATATTATTTGAATGAGTTTGCAGTAGAAATAAACAAACATCGAAAACAAAATAACGGAGAATATCCTTATAAAATTATTGCTGTTGACACTATTACTCAATTAGAGATGTGGTGTGAAGACTATGCAACTAAGATGTATATGGATAGCGTACAAGGTAAAAAGTTTAACAGAGATAAAGCTGGTGCATTTCTTCCTAAGAATGAATGGGAAACAGTATTATCATTACCTAACGGCGCAGGTTATTTATGGTTGAGATTGGCATTTGAGTATTGGCTAAAAGTAATTGATGGACTAGCTCCAGATATTATTCTTGTTGGTCACTTAAAAGACAAAAAGATTGATAAAGATGGTAAGGAATTGAGCTCTAAAGATTTAGATCTTACGGGTAAAATTTCACAAATTACAGCAGCATCATCAGATGCTATTGGTTATATATATAGAAATAAAGACAAGACTATTATTAATTTTGCTTCTCAAGATGACACGTGCGGTGCCAGACCAGTACACTTACAAGGTAAAGAAATTGTAATCATGGATGGTACAACAGCACATTGGGAAGAAATTTACATTGATTAATTATTATGATTCCAGTAAAAGCAAAAGGTTCTAAGAAAGAACAAATCGAAGAGAAATTAGACATTTATCCAAACGTAGCAACAATTATGCTACAGGCAAATCCTAACGAAGGATCTAAAATGTTAAGACTTAACCGCAAAGCTGTAGAGCTTTTAGGATTAGAAGTCAACAATGACAGAGATAGATTAGCTATTGTTCGTGGATACGAAACAAAGACTACATCTGAAGAAAAAGTATTTCTTTATGTTACTAACACTGATTCAGTGGAATATGTAAATAATAAAAGAAATGTTGTTAAAAAAAGTACTACTAAAATAAATCTTTCTACACTCCGTTGTAAATCATCTTGGATTTATGATGAGATTGAAAGCTATCATTCAAATGATAACTTTTTGGAAGATCGTTATTTTGCTTTAGTAGAATCAGAAACTACAAAAGGTTATTTTAAATTAGAAGAAGTTAATTTAAGTGTACCTAAGGTAGAAGTAAAAGAAAGAGAGATTGATTCTGTATTTCAAACATCTGGTAAAGATACTGAGATAAAGATTCATCAAGACTAATTAAACATTTTTTAAATTAAATTTACTTATTTATATGGGTATTAAAGCTAAAGGTGGGGTTGAAGTTAAAACACTTGAACCTAAAGTAAAACATTATTTTACTGGTGTAGCAGATGCTGAAATCTTAAAATTCAATCCTACTAAACAGGAAATAATGGAAATTAAAGGAATCGAAAATGGTGATAACATTAAAGATCCTGAATATAAAGTAACGATGCAAGATAAAACTTATCGTAGAATTGAAATTCTAATGCGCATCAATCCTAATGTTGAAATTGGAAAGAAAACAATTGATGGTAAATTGATTGAAGATTATCCAAATGATCATTATTTTAACACAGGATTTTTAGTTTCTGATAGAGACGAAGTATCTGCTAGTGGTAACTTTAGATTTATAAATGATAGATTGCAAAGTACTTGGGCACCAAGTATTGATGCAATTAAAGATAATGCAGGTATGTCTTGGTTTAAAACTGAGAATGCAAGAAAAGCAAAAGAAGGTGAAGTGCAACTTTACGATTTTCTTTATGCCTGGTATAACAAAAGCAGTAACAAAGAAACACCAATTACAGATTTTATTCTAGGTGATGATGCTACAGCTACAATGGAAACATTGTTTAGTGGAGATGTATCTGCATTGAATGAGTTAATTGGTGATGAGAACTTCTCTCATCCTGACGGTATACCAAGAAAAGTAGCCGTATTATTGGGTGTTGAAGTAAGTGACAATACTGATGCAAATGGTAATTTCTATCTAAACCAAAGAGTATTTACAAGTAAAAGTGTAAATGCATTTGCTAAAGAAGGTAGAGATATATCTAAAGGTGCAAAAGAAAGTGTAGAAGAAGGTAGATTTAATGCTACTATCCAGGATTCTTTCTTATTTAAAGTTTATGATCCTACTAAAACAGTAGAATCTAATACTGAAATTAAAGAGATTGCTGATAGTAATAATTACGATATTCTTACTGACGACGATTTTTAGAATAAAGGGAGGGTAACTCCTCCCTTTTTAAATTAACTTTGTTCAATGACTCCTAATGAGATATTTCAATTAGTTGATCCTAAAGTAGCAATGGAAAGATATTTTCCAAGTGAGGTCAAAACTAATCTTAAATATAGAAATCCTTTTAGAATTGATAATAAACCAACTTGTTATTTTAGTTGGAGTAAATCAGGAAGATTTGTTTTTTATGATTTAGCTAAACCTAATTACAGTGGTGATGCTATTAAAATAGTAATGCTTAAGTATGACATGAATTTTGGTCAGGCTATGCAAAAGATAAATGATGATTTCAATTTAGGATTATCATCAAGAAATATTTCTAGTAGAACTGATTTAACTCCTTTACGTAAAAAGAACAATACTAGAGAATTTGAAACAAAAGTTAAGAAAACATATTTTCAGATTCATATAAGAAACTGGAATAAAAAAGATCAAGAATATTGGTTGCAATTTGGTATAGATATAAAGCTTTTAAAAAGATATAAAATATCTCCTGTAAAGAAATACTATACTAAGAGTTTAAATAAATCAGGATTTTCATTAAGTTATGATTATGATAAAGATCGTGATGACCCTTGTTATTGTTACAAGATTGGAGACAATGATTTTAATGTGAAACTTTATAGACCATTAACAAAAAACTCTGAGAATAAATGGAGAAGTAATACTAATCCTAATGATGTACAAGGTTTAGAACAATTATCTTATAAATCAAAAGATGACATATTATTTATTACATCATCAATGAAAGATTTATTAACTTTAATTTCTATAGGTTATGATGCTATTGCACCACAATCTGAGACTGTTGAGATACCTAAAAGTATTTTTAATAAGTTAAAAAAGAAATATAAAAGAATAATAATCCTTTATGATGCTGATGAAACAGGTCATTATTATACTATAAAACACGCTGATTCTTTTAAATGTGAATATAGATTACTTGAAAAAGTAAATCATAAAAAAGATTTAGCTGAAATAAGATCATTAATGAATGAAGAAGATTTTGAAATTTATATACAAAAACTTATAGATGACAACTGATATTTTTAAAAATAAGATTGACGATTCATGGCTTAGTTTATTTCAATCACCATTAGGTGAGTTATATATTCAAACTTTAACAAATGTAATTACAGATCATCCTAAGAAAGATGATCATGGTTTTAATGTATCAAAACAATTAGGTTTTAAGTTATTACCTAAGATACAAAATATACTTCAACCTTTTAGATCTGTTAATCTAAACGATCTAAAAGTAGTAATGATATTTGATCAACCTATGGAGAACGTAGGATGTACAGGAATACCTTTAGAATTACAAGATAAGTTTCCAAGAATTAGAACTGATATTCTTGATGTAGTAGAAACTACTTATCAACTGTATAAAGATGACATATTTACTACGTTTAATGCAAACGAATGGATGAAACAAGGAGTGTTATTAATTAACGCTTCTATGACAAGAGAAATGGTAAATCCAGATAATCATATTAGTTATTGGTTGAGATTTACTCAATCTTTGATTAATAGTATTCACGAATACAACAATAATTGTTTATTTGTTTGTATTGGTAATGTATCTAATTTATCATTTCCTGAAAAAGCTAATGTAATATATACGCCCAAAGAGGTCTGTAAAACAAGAGAAGAAAGAGAAATCTTTCACCGATACTGTTTATTTGATAAGATTAATCAAGAATTAAAAACTATTGACGAATCTTTATCAATAAATTGGTAGTAGTATTAAGTATTTTAAAGGTCACGGGTGCTGGGAAACTGGCACCCTTTCTAATGATTATGACATTTGATTCACCAGAAGAAGAATATTATTATGATTGGTTAAATGAATTAAGAGAAGAAGGGTATATTCATAGTATCAAAAGAGAACCTGAATATGAACTTTTTCCTGAAGTAAAAATAAAAGACAAAGTAATACTTAGAGCTTCTATCTATAAACCTGATTTCATTATCGTATGGGAAGATAAAGCTAAAGATATATTTTATTTTACTGAAGACTCTAAATTTAAATCAATTATAGTCGAGCTAAGATCAAAACACTTTGCTCATAAAGATGAACTAACAAACAAATATTATTCAGTTGTAGATGTCAAGGGTACATTTGCAGCTAGAGGTAATAGTAGTACTATAAAATTTCCTATAATACAAAAACAAATGTACTATAGGTATAAAATTTATGTAAATAAGATAATGCCTTTACATTCAAAGAACGGTTTATTTGCTAGCACATTTACACCAAATAAATTCTCTTATACCAAAAAAGGTAAATTGAGAACTTTGAAATGGAAGATAAAAACATTATCAGAGTTTACTAACAAAAGTTAAAAGATGGAAATAGATAAACAAATTGTAATTTTTGATGCAACTTGTCTTCTTTACATACATGGCAACAAAGAAGATTATAAAGAAACTATTCATGCTCATATAAAAGATGTATTAAAAAATTGTGATACTAATCTTTATATCGGTATACTTGACGGTAAGAATAATTTCAGAAAGAAAGTTGCTGTAACAAAAGAATATAAAGGTAATCGTAAATTTGAAAAGCCTCTTTATTTTTATGAAATAAGAGATCTTCTTATTAAAGAATATAAATTTATTGTTATTGATGGTATAGAGGCTGATGACTTAGCAGCTATATTATCTGAAAGAATTAATTCTTTTTGTAATGAGAGTGTTGAGAATGTATATTCTTATAAAGCTGTTATTGCAAGTATAGATAAAGATTTACCTCAAGTTAATGGTATACATTATAATTTAAAAACACATCAGAGAACTATAGTATCTGATGATAACTGTTATATATATTATAATGATGATAAGAAGAAACTTGATGCCACAGGTTATAAATCTTTATACGCTCAAATGTTAATGGGGGATACCGCTGATAATATACCAGGACTACCTAAATATGGTCCTGTTAAAACATATTCTCTCTTAAAAGATTGTGCTAATAGAGAAGAATGTAAACAAGTTGTTATTGAAGAATACAAAAAAGTTTATCCTTTCGATTATGAAGATCGAATTAAAGAAAATTTTTCACTTGTTTACATATTAAGAAATCATAATAACATTGATGATATTCAAATCAAAGTGTTTAATGATTGTAATTAAAATATTAAATGTTAAAGAAAACAAAAACATATCGGTATCTATTTGAACCGACTGTTAATTTATATTATAATAATGAAATAAAAAGTATTTTATTTTCTTTTAATATACTCAATGTCTATTTAGGAGATAAGTCTGTAAATGACTCTAAAATGGAAGATGGTATATTTTATGTACTTGTAAAAGTAGATGATCAATTTGAAAATAAAATAACTAAGTTAAAGAGTATTACTAAATATTATTTAGGTTCTTATCATGTAGGAAATCGTGATGATAATTTAGCAATAATTATGTTTAAAACTATGGGTGGTAAAAGCTTGAGTAACTTTATTAATTCTAAATTTAGTGAAATGTATTCAGAACATTTACTGGATTCTGATAAAGATAAATTTATTGTTTATGATACAATCAGTAAGAAAATAGGATTAAGTAAAGAATATCATGTTTTAAAACACTCTCAAGAATATTATCAAACTTTAGTTAAAGAACTAGAGTTAGAAGAAGACTTAGCTAATGAACTCTGGGATAAAGAGTTTGATAGCAAAGTAAAAAATGAAGAAGAATTATTTGATGTTAACTTTTTATATCAAACAGAATTAAAAGAATAAACAAATGCAATTTAAATTTCACTCAACAGAGTATCTAATTGAACCGTACATATCTAAAGCTATAACTCATAAGAATGAGGAGTTTGTAATTACTGATCTTATAGATCCTAAAACTTTACATGCTTATTTAAGTTCTGATCCTGATAAATTAACTGTAAAGTTAATGACGTATGAGATTAAAACTTTATTAGCTAACAAGGTTACAACTTCTCAAAAACCAACTCAAGAGTTAATAAATAACTTTAGACAAAAGTTTGTTAATGAATCAGAACTACAGTTTAATGAACTGTATGATATTAAACATGATGACTATAAAGAAGATATTTCTTATTACACAACGAGTGGTGAGTATGAATTAATTGTAAATTATTCTACAGATTCAACTATTCAAGATTTAGGTAATATCGATGTAGTCAATTTTAATTTACCTAATAAGAATATTAATATTAAGATTTCTAGTGCACATTATATAATTAACAATAAAGTTGATTATATATCATTTGCTTTGTGCTGTAGAAAGCTTTATAACAAATATCCTAATCTTAAAACTATCATTGTTATTCCTGAAAAATTAAACATGCAGATTATTAACAAAATTATTCAAAAAGAATTTAATAATAACTTAGTAAAAATTATAACTTATGAAGCAACAAATACAAATTAAATTGTTAAATGACAAAGCTAAATTACCTACTAAATCTACTGAATCTGCAGCATGTTATGATGTAATTGCTACATCAATAAATCATAATGAAAGATACGTTGAATACGGTCTTGGGTTTTCTACTGAAATTCCGGAAGGATATGTTGGTAAAATATTTCCAAGAAGTAGCATCAGTAATTATGATCTTACTATGTGCAATTCTGTAGGTGTAATTGATTCAGATTATCGTGGAGAATGGAAAGTAAGGTTTAAACTTGCTGCTCCTAACTTCATTTATATGGATTCAGAGTATATTGATCCAGATACAATGCCTGAAAAATTATACGATGTAGGTGATAAAATAGCACAAATTAGTTTTGAGAAATTAATTAATGTAGAATTCATTGAATCTGAATCTCTAATGGAAACAGAAAGAGGTAGCGGAGGATTTGGTTCTACTGGAAACTAATATGAGATATAGTAATAAAGAACTTAACTTAATCCATAAATTCATGTTTGATTTAAATGCAAATCAAATATCCGAATTATTAGTGGAGCATGGTCATTATAAGAGAAAGGCAAAATCTGTTCAAAAGAAAATTGATGATAAAAATAGAGAACTTGAACGTAAAGAGATGCGTCGAAAATATCTTGAGAACTATGCTAAAAATAATCCAATTAAATATAGAGCAAGAACTCTGTGGAACAGTGCTTATTCAAGATCTAAATCTAAGAATTTAGATTTTGATTTAAGCATAGAGTGGATAGAATCAAGATTACGAGAGGGTATTTGTTCAGTTACTGGACTACCTTTTGAAATAAAACAATATTCAAAAAATGGTCATCTGGATAAACTAAGTCCATATGCTCCATCTATTGATAGAATTGATTCTGATAAAGGTTATACTATGGATAATACTCAAATTGTGCTTAACAATTATAATAAATTTAAGTCTGATTCGAGGACAGAGGATAGTATAATTATAGCAAGAGCTCTTGTCTATAGGACAAAAGATTTAATTGTATCTAAGTAAGATTAAGAGATTAATGCGCGTACTATTTATTATCATTGCGATAATAAAGAAATACGCGTATTATTTTTTAATAAAAAAAGATATAATAAAAATATATGATATGTCAAATAAAAAGAGATCCTAATACTAACGAAATAGTAGAAGTATTAGATCCATTCGGTAGGCCATCAAAAGTCTTTGATAAATATGTAGAACATTTTTCAGATACAATTAATGATCCTATTATATTAAAAGAAGAAGCAGCTAAATTATACTTAAACTTTAATAATTCAGAGAGTATGGTACAAAATTTAGTTAATTCAGATGATTTTCCAATGTTAGAAGAAACAATTAATAAATTTTTAGAACTTAATAATAAAGAATCATTATTAATTTTAAATAAATTATGGATTAATATTACTGATGATTATCAACAAAGTTTAGATAATCTAAAATATAATTTTATTAATTTAGGTTATGATATAATAGATGTACAAGATTTAAGTCAACTTTATTTAAACTTATATGGTCCGCCAGATACATTTATTGATGATTATTTTGTTAATGAATTCTTTTATAAACTTGCATCTGTAACAAAAGATAAAAATTTACGATCTTTTATTAATGATAATTTACCTTTATATAATAACTTTAAAGAATTAGTAATAAAAAATCTTGATAATTTATATAAATTACCTGAAAATATTAATTATAATAGAAGAAATTATCGTAATACAGAAGGTAAAACAACTACTTTTATAATAAATAAAGAATATAATCTTGTTATTAATGACTTAGATAAAAATTTAATAAGATCTAAACTACTTCCTTTACTTCAATATATTAGATCAAGTGATTTTTCTGTTTCTAAAGATGGATTTAAAGAAAAAATTTATCCTATTCTTAACGGTTTAATTGATAATGATTTAATTAAACCTGTAACTGATTTATTATTAAGTAGTAATAAAACTAATGTATACTTAGGTATGTTACAATTATTAAATAGTAATATTTATTCTGAAGCATTAGAAGAATTTATTACTAAATTTGATATTAATGATTTTTATGGAGAAATAGATGTTCTTATTAAATTAATTGATCCATATTATGAAGCGTTACCATTTAGTTTACAACCACAAGCTGCACCTGAAGAATCTAGAATTAAAATAGATAAAGCAAAAGAAAACATTAGAGCTATATTAGGAGATGCTGTTGAAGTATCTACTGATATTGAAACTGTTATGGATAACATGAAAGTATCTGGTGTTCCATTTGGTTTATTTTTTAATAATCTAATTTACCTAAATGAAAAAGCTGCAGAACAAGGTACAGAATATCATGAAGCATTTCATGCTGTATTTAGAATGTTCTTAAATGATAATGAAATAGATCTATATATTAATGAAGCTAGGAAAGAAATGAATCTTTCTGAAAAACAGCTTAATGATAAGATTGATAAGTTAAGAGATTCAGTAAGTAATTATGAATCTTTATCAAAACAAGAACTAGAACAGTTAGTTTATGAAGAGTATTTAGCTGATAGATATCAAGCTTTTACTAAAACTAATAAACCATCTACTAGTAACTTATCAATTGTTAATTTGTTTAATAGACTTATGAACGCGTTTCTTAAGTTAATCGGTGTTAGAGGTAAAGTTGACGCTTTATTTCATGACATCAACAATCAAAGGTTTAAAAATAAAACTATCACACCTAATAGATTCGTTAGACAAATGAGACAAATTCCAGCATTCCAATTAATCATATTGGATAATCAAGGTTTAGATAAAAATGGAGCACTTTCCATTGTTTACGCAAAAGAGCAAGAGACTGACAAAATAATTAGTGATATTGCTGCTTTAGTTTATCATGAAATACGTAAGGATCAATCTGATGTTAAACCTGATATAGTTACTGTTTTTAATAAAGTAATGGAAGAAAGGTTTAATTTTTATAATCCTGATAGTGAAGAGAATTCAGAAATAATAAATATTATAGCTGAGAAAAAAGGTGATGCTGCTGCTGATAAAAAGTATAATGAATTAATAAAAATACAAGAAATATTCAATGTTAATAATGAAGAAAATAAACATAACATTGATGTAATACTAGATGGATTAAAAGATAAATATAAGTTATTTAATTTTAATCCTTTTGATGATGATTACTTTGATGAGAATAAAGCTGACAATAGAGAGATGTTAGATATCACTAATGTTGAAATTGGTGGATTTGATATGATTCCTAATCAGCTAAGAGAATTTATGAGTCTTGTTACTTATGAAGTAGAAGATGAATATACAGGTAGAAAAATATTTAAATCTGTAGATGGTTCTGTAGTATATAATGGTTTGATAAAATCATTAGCATCAAAAGACTTTACTGATGTTATGGATGAGTTTGAAAAATTTGTTGAATATGGAAATGACATGTCCAGAGCTGTTTATCAAGCTCTTAAAGAAATTACTAAACATAATTCTGATGAATATGATAACGAACATCAATTAGTTAATTTGTTTAGAATTACTTTTGATAAAGAAAAATTAAGTTATTTACAAACACTTATTGATTCAGATACAAGACAAAGTATAGTAATTAATGCTCTTAATGAAGATGTAGATCAAGTACAGATAAAAGATTGGTATGCAAATTGGGATAATAATAAATTAAGTGATATTTTAAATGATCCTAAACAAAGAGCGTTGTATGACAGATATTTTAAAGCTTTAGAAGATTTAATTTTTGAAGATTCTTTAATTTTAATTAAAAATGCAAATGGTAATTCAGTTGAATATAAAAAAATATTTAAAGATGTAATTACAAAGTTTAATGAAGGATTTAAAGTACAGAAAAAAGATACAGAATTAAATATACCTAGTTTTGAAAAACTTACAGGAATGACTTTATCTGAAGGTTTAATCATTTTTAGTATTCTTGATAATTTTTACAATGAAAATGTTGATTTATTTAAAGTATTAATACCAAAAAAAGATCAAAACTTTTATACTTCTTTTAAAGAATTATTAGTTAAATCTCAAGATGAAAATAAAATTGCAGAAGGTTTAACTAAAAATAGTTTAGATCAGATTAAAAAAATAATGTTTAAAAGTGACGAACAAGTTACTGATCTTAAAAATTATTATGAATTTAAAGTTCAAAAATTAAGAGAACAAGGTAGAGATTCAAGTAAGTTTCAAATTAATCCTAATGAATATCGTAATATTTACATACCATTTCCTGATAGAGAATATCTAGATGAAAATAATAAAACAGAAACTAAAGTAGAAGATGTATTAGGTTTTATTAAAAAGATAGCTAATGCTAATGCTTTATTTGATGAAACTGTTACTGAATCAAGTTTTCAAGATGCTAATCAAAATCAAAGATACTCTCACGTATTAAAATCTTATCAGAGTGTTGCTACACGAAGACTTAGAGATAAAGCTAAAAGAGATAAATTAGCAGCTAAATATCCTGGAACAGTTAAAAATAACTATTTACTTTCTGGTACTCAAGCTATGACTGAGTCTATTTTTAAAGATTTTAAATTTGAGAATACAGGTGATTTAAGACAAACGCCTCTTAAACCTAGAGATGAAAAAGGTAAAATTATTGAAGGTTTTAGTAGGTCTACTACTAAAGAAGGTAAAGGTGTTACATCAAAAACAATTGACTTTAAATCTCTTAATCTTCTTCAACTAACTTTATTTAAAGAAAGAAAAGTTAAAAAGATTAAAAATGAAGCTGGTCTAGTTACAGAAGTTGAGTCCTCTTATTTTATACCTAAAATATTTGAAACTAAATCAACTGATGAAGCTATACAATTACCTGTTAATAATGTAAGAAATAACGATAAGTTTTTTGATTTAGAAAATGGTGGTATGACTGATTCTGCTGTTGATACAATATTTGATTTATTGTTATCTGAGATAAGTTTAATTGATAGGGTTGAGAATGAATTAAATGAAGGTATAGAGTCTTTATTAGATTTTATGAGCAGACAAAATAATTCTGAAGAAAGACTTAACTTACAATTAGAATTAGCTAAATTAGAAAATAAAGAATATAATACTGAAAATTTAAGTACTGAAGAAGCTTTTGATGTTATAAATCAACAAGGTGAAGATATCAAAAGAAAACAGGAAATAAAAAATATTCTATCTGAAGGTTATACTGGACCTATTCTATATGAAGATTTTCATATACAAACTGATGGTAAAGGTAATTTAAAAAGAAATAAAGATGGCTCACTTAAAGGTGTAGGTAGAGGTTTTGATTTATGGAATTTTAAAGAACTTATGAAATATTCTAATAATTTAAAATCTTATGTTAAAGCTCGTAAAGAACTAGCAAACATGATGTTATTAGAAAAGACAAAAGATTTAACACCAGATGAATTAAATAAAAAATCAAAACTTGAAGCTACAATTAAAAGAAATAGTCCTACTCAAATAGAAAAAGAGATAAAGGATGCTATTCGTGAAATGTTTACTAAAGATTTAAATAATTATCATAATAGATTATCTAGTTATAAAATAATTAGTAAATCAACTGATGGTAAAATTGATAATCTTTTAGTACCATTTGATGAAAATAAATATAAGAACGTAGAAGACTTTATTGGTGATTTTTATTTTAATGATTTTATTAACTCATTATCTTATAATCTTCTAATTGATAAAGATCCTCGTATCCGTAAAAACGAAACAGATGCTGTTAAGCGTAATGCTGGTTCT